TCTAGATTATTACGAAATATGTAATTTACAGTAGGCATTATATTTTACCTTTTTCTTTTAAAGCGCCCATCATTTTACTAAAATCAGGAACGGCATTGATTTGAACTTGGTTAATATCGGCTGAAGGGCGAGCAGTTGCCATCATTTGATCAACTGATTCTACGGCAGGAGCTCCACCAAATGCGGACATCATTTCAGCACGATAACTATTAATATTATTTGAATCAAAATTACCTATTGATTTCCATTCTTCACCACCTGCAACCATGCTCATTTTTGTTTCATTAATTAAATCGAGCATTGGGTTACCTGTAGATTCAACCATAGGTTGTTTAATTTTATGATCCATTTCTTCAAATAAACCACTAAAAGCACGACCTGGTTTAGCTACCCCTTTAGGTTGTTCAATAACTTCAGTAAGTAAAGATGGTAATTCTTCACGAAGCGCGCGTTTTACCTCTTCTCTTATTAATTTTCTAAATGTTTCGACTTTCATATATATAAATATTTACAAAATCATAATTTATTTACATAAGTTATTTCAGCGCAATGTTAATGGATGATTGGCTGGCTTTCCATGCTTCTTCGAAATCAGATTCGTCAAATTGGTCAAATCTATTTTTATTTAATACTTTAGCTTTAATTTCTTCTTTAGTAAATCTTTTACCAAATATTTCTGTTACTCTGTATCTTTTAACTACACGTACCAAACGTCTAAACTTACGTTTATCTTTTTTACTACGTTCTTTTTTAAGATTTTCTTCAGCAGGAATCTGTTTAATTAAATTATCAATTTGTGCTTGAGCTTCAGCAGCATCATTTATTTGGTCTTGTTCACTTGGTAAATCAAGATCTGCAAGAATTTGATCTTCTTCACTTGTTGTATTTTGATTAACTGGATTAGCATTAAGATTATTTGCATCAATTAAATAGCGTAATTCATTTCTTATTATATCAAGATTAGTAGCAAATGTTAATTTAGTTTGAACAACTACTACTCCTCTTGCATTTAAAGCAACACCATATCTTCTATTTATAGAAATACCTTCATCAGTTACTTGTTCTTCAATAATTTCTAAAGTAAATCCTTTATATATAATCTTTTTATTTGGATTAGTTTTTGGTAAAACATCTTCTAAAGCAGCTAAACTATTTTCTAAAACTAACGTTGCTGCTTCTAATTTTTTAGTTATAGGAAGATTAGTTGTTTTTTTACATTTTTTGAGGTTTTGTAATAAAATTCTTAACTCTAAAACTAATACAGCTAATTTTCTATTAATACCTGATATTATAGAAACAAATGTAGATAAGAAATAAGATACTTGAGATAAAGTAGAAGCTATTTTTTTTACTTTTTCGTCTAATTTATCTGCTATATTACTAAGAGTAGATATAATTCCAGAAGTTAAAAAACGAGCGGGTAGAGGCAATAGACGAATATATTTAATTAAAATTTTAAATACATTTACAATTGTGTTTAACGTTCTTATAACAGTAGCTATTTTACCTAAATAACTTGTAATTGTATTTAAAACTTTACTTAAAACTTCAAGTGATTTTACAATTTCGTTTAATGCAGGAATAAGTTTAACAGGATTTATTTTATCCTGTAATTTAGTTATGGCATTTTTCGCTTGAAATACTGCTAATAAATCAGCAGGATTTTCAGCAATTGAAATACCAGATAATATATTTTTTAACTCAGAAAATGATTGAGTAATTTTTTGTAAATCCTGATTAGGAAAATTACTTATGTTAGTGGGGATTTGTTCATTAATTCTTTTTAATGAACTTAGTAATTTACCTCCCCCAGGAATTACTCTTAATACTGGAGTGGGGATATTTAAACCATCAATAAGTCCCTTTACTGAACGTATTGCATCTAAAGTGCTGCCTATTGTAGCAGATGTTCCATTATTTCCTCCTGTTACAGATTGAACAGCGGGGGTAGGGGGTGTATTAAATGCTCCACTGCCACCATAATTTGCGTTTTGAGCAGCTATGTTAGTTGGAGCAGGTGCCCCACTATTTACATTAGTAGTTGCACTTGATGAAGTAACACTTCCTGTTAAAGCATTAGCAGGAGAAGCTATAGAAGATCTAGTAAAAGGTTGATTAATAATTTTTTGTTCTGTGTCTTCTATTTTTTGTAATAATTTAGCAGATTGATCTTTTACTTTTTGAAATTGTTGCTCTACATTAGATCCTGAGGGTAAAGCTTGTGTAAGAAAATAACTTACTAAATTACATAAATCAATTTCATTTATTGTTTCAACTTTGTCTGATGCTTTAACTATTACTTTCTTTATGTCTTTACTTATTTGAATAGCGTAGTTCGAAGCATTTTGTAAAAATTTACCTAATGGAGCACTATCAATATAAGGATAATCCATTGGAGTTACTCCTTTAAGTTCTTTTATTACGTCCCTTTCTTTTTTTCTAAGTTTTTTTCTGCTTTTTGAAGCAGGGGCAACTATAACTACTTCGTCTAGTGTTTTTGTTTTTGCTAAGTCACCTGTGGCAATTCCTTGATCTTGTAATGCAAATTCCTCTTGTTGAGAAAGAGGTTTTACTGCAGCCGCAGGTGTAGTTGAACCAGCCGCTGGAGAAGGAGTGGGTGCAGCAGGTGGAGTAGATTGAATTGGCGCCTGATTAGGATTAGGATTACTATTTATAATTGGGTCAGCCATTTACAGAGTAAAATTATTTTTTGAAAGTAAACCATCTACTTGAGTAGATAGTAATTCAATTGTTTTTAATAAATCAGTTCCTGCAACGTTTAATGCAGCAAAGGGAGTACCACTAGGTACACCTTTTACTTTCGATAAAGCCTTAGCTAATAGAACTAAAGAATCATTTAAATCTCCTAAATAATCAGCTAATCTTCCCCCTCTAACTAGTGGTTCAGTTGCATTTAATCCTAAATAAATTTTAGGTGAATTAATAATACATGCATCATCACTATCAAAATTAATAGTACCAGCTGAAGAAAAACCTATTGATTTTTTAGCAAATATAAACACAGAATCATCCTTAGCATTTAATAATACTCGCCCTGATGTTATAATTGCTTGATCACCTTTATATGGAAATTCTGGAGTGTATGCCATTTTATACTACTTTAATATTAGCTAAATCATATGTTAAACCAGCAAGAGTCATAGTTCTTTTAAAGTTATTATCTGGTTTTCCTCCTAATTTAACGTATGGTCCTTGTTTTGCTAATTGTGGATGATATTCCCAATGCCATGTTTCTGTTGACACTGTTCTAACAAATCCATATTTCCAACCATTTAAAGCCATCCATACAAATACATTAGTTAAAGCACTTGTAGATGGTGATTTAGATGAGAATCCTCCAGTGTTGATATCTATAGCAATTCCATCTCCATGTTTAGATTTACGAGGAGCAGCAGTTGCTGGATGGAAACAACTAGCGCCAGCATTCATCCTTTGATTATCGTTATATGCTCCACATTTACCTGTCCATCTATCAACTGTTCTCAATTGATATTGAGCTGTAAATTTAAGATCTACACCTTTACTAGATTTACAACTTACAGGTGTAATTGGAGGTCTATATCCACTACTAATTCTAATATTAACACCGGAGGCTTTAGCAGCAGCAGCCATTACTATAAATGCTTTAGCTGCTTCGATTTCTATTACTTGACTACCTACTACAACTAATGATATTACCTTACCAGCATTATTAGTATAACTTCCAGGAACTATATCTAAACCAGTTTTTAAAGCTATTGCTTTAGCTTGTTCAATTTGGGCAGGAGTTAAATTAGCTTCTGCAACAGTAGCTCCTGGTGTGTATGAACTTCCAGCAGGTCCAGATGGGGGTATATCTAGTATAAATTTTTCTAATGCCTTAGGAATATTAATAGATGGTGGATTCATATCCCAATATTGAGACTCATCTTCTTCTAATTGAGAATAATTTTCTTGATAATTTAATACTTGAACTTCTTCACCTGCCCATGTTAATGGTCCTAATTTAGATTCAGGGATAGGTTCATATTTAGAAGAACCAGGACCTGATGTAGGTGTTTTTTCTGGTGAGGGATTTACTGATGAAGTTGGGGAAGGATTTTGAGTTGTTGAATTATTAGGAGCTTGAGAAGCAGTTATTGCTATAGAAGCTGTTACTGGTCTAGTTAATACAGCGGGAGCTTCTATTAATGATTGAGAAGTAGCTAATTTTAATTCTTCCTCTTCTGATTGATTTAAGGATTGGTTTTGAGGTTGTGATACAACATTAGGGATCTGAACTACTGTAGGTGTTGAAGTTACAACCATATTATATGATGCTAAGTTTTTAGAAGCAAGAGTCATATTAATTTCCTGCCCATTAGTAAGATAAATTGATGATGCATCACCATCAATGTCTTCAAATACAGGAGTCCATCTTATAGATGAAGCAGGTTTTGTTTGGCCATTACGAATAATAGTAATAGGACTTGTATTACGTCCTGATTTACTCCAGGGGCTTACTACTGATTGAGATGGAGAAATTGATGTGTGAGAAAAACGAATTGAATTACCAAAACGACCTTCAATCATTGTATCACCTTCAACAGGATATAAGTTTCTAATTTGTGGATCTTCAACAAATGTATTTCCTAAATATAAATCTTTAGGTGAATCATCTTGTTTTTTTACTAACCCATTTTCAGTACTTATATATCCAAGTAGTTCTTCTGGTTTTTGTGTAGTATTTAAATTTTGTAAATCGGGAAAACCATTATGATGTATACTATTCCAAACATTAACATTATTTAAATAATAATATTTTTGCGCTTGAGGATTATCGTTTAATATATCTGCTGATTGTATTATTAATACAATTTCATTAATTAAAGGCAAACGCCTAATGTTTACATCCATTGGTGCAGCTACTAAATTAGCCTTATTATTTGAATCAACAACAGAATATAAAGGGTGAAATGATATAAAACCAATAGCAGGATATCCTCTATTTTGATAAAATAATGAATTAGGATCTGTACTAGGTTGTAATACAATATCCTTAACCCTAGCGGGAAATATTTGGGCTTTCCCGCCGCGTTTACTTGACTGACCTAAACCAGCTATATCTCCACCAAAATTAGGAGTTAATGACATCTGCTTCTTTTATTTCAGTTTGTTTAACATTTGTACCCAATTCATCTAAACTTTTAAATAACATTTCCTTATCGGCGTCACTTAAAAGTAAATCCTCATTTGCACTTGCATTCATCATAGCGCGTTGAACGATACCAGCCATTTTAATCAATGCCTCATCGTTTTTAACAGCTATTTCCATGTATTCTTTAATTAATGGAACAATAAGAGTGGCATCACCTGGGGATTCGATTAATGGTTTTAAACCCTGAATTAAAGCGGAAATTTGCTTTTCTTTATCTTTAGAATTATTATAAATTTCTTTAAGTAAATCGGCGAACGTTTTATTCCCGAATAATGTTACTTGGTTAAAATCCATACATGTTTTGATAATAAATATTATCTTATGAAACTTTTAAGCATCAAGTATTCTATCGTGCTCAAGATATTGCGAAAGTAAGCTTTTATATATTGTTTTTAATTTTTTAATTATCTTAGTAATTTGAGGAGTTGATTGATTTGTTATCTCCCTTATGTAAATGTATATGCCTTTTTTATTAAATATATCTAAATTTTCACGTCTCCTGAATAATTCCAATATGGCATCTGCTGTTTTAATATCATCATCTTTGGGAAAATATTTAGATAAATTTTTATCAACATGAATAATAAATGCATCAATAAAATTATTAATAGATATATTATTATTTTCTTCATTTATTAAACTAATAAAAGTAGATTTATCTTCATCTACAGCATTTACTTCAGCTTTTTCTTTTAATTTTTTATAATTAGCATTATTATATAAGATTAAATAACGTTTAGCAATTGTACCGAAATACGAATATGCTTTACCTTTTTCTTGCTTATATAAGTGTAATTTTTCAAGTAAAAACGCTACTACCTCATGCTTAAGTTCATCAATTGTATTTACTTCAGTATAATAGAATTTAAATGTATGAATAATGTTTTCCGCTAATTTATGGAAAGCATAGTTAATACGTTCATTAAATATTTTATTGCGTTTAGCTGGACTTTTAGCTCGTAAGTACTCTAAAATTGCTTCTTCAGTATCTGAAGTAAAATAAATATTTGATTCTTTTGGTTTACGTTTACGTATAGTACCTCGTTTTGTAAGGGACACATTATCGTCCTTTAACAATTCATCAATTGTATTTTTTACCATTTGTTATTTTCTTATTTTATACACGTTTAGTGTTTCAGACATTTGCTTTAGGCTATTAAAGAAAAAACCTACTTCATCATCACTAGCAAATGTGCCTCTATTATCAATTTCTTGAAGACGCTTATTAATATCTTCAACTACAGCATCAAGATTATTAATGTAAATATCTCTTTCTTCTATTAAACGAGTTAATTTCTCATTTTGAACCATTAGGTTACGAACAAAATAACCTATAATTGTTGCTATCCAAAGTATAATAGCTACTATTCCCCAATTCATATTATATATTTTTTAAAATGTTAGCTAGATTATCGTTGCCCATTGTTTTAAGTGCTTTTTGTTTTTGGGCTGATTGTCCTGATTTATTTAAGACAAATTCTTTTTTAGGAGGTTTACTTGTATTGCCCTTTACTAGTTTAGGTAACCACTCACGTTCATACTCAATACGAGCAGACATCATATCAGCATGATGTAAAACGTAAAGTAAAGACGAACGTGGTTTAGTTTCAGGCATATAAGATAATAAATATGATTTATTTGCTTCATCATACATACCATCATGTGTTTTAATAGCAATATATTCGTTTTCACTCATTGGAATACCAAGTGAAAATAAGATATGTAAACTTCTATCTGGAACAGACATATAAGTAATATTAGTATTAAACTTATATAATTCACCTCTATTTTTAATCTCCCACTCATTATCGTTATCGAAAACAGATGTTTGTTCTAGATTACCAAACTTACCTAAATCGTGATTGATAGCAGAAAATACTAATTCTTCAGTTGTATAAGTATCTGCCATACCCATTTCTCTCCAAACCTTATCTAATTTGAGAGAACATTCTATAACGCGCAGCACGTGGTCGATGTAGCCGCCTGGAAAGCAGTTGTGATAAGCTTTTTTATGAGAAGCAGGAAGCAATATAAATCTATCTTCATATTGCTTGTAAAATTCGAGTAGCTTATCCTTGCGTTCGCCAGTGATATGCGTATCGATTATGTTTAGGAACGTGTCCCAGTTTTGTTTGATCTGTTCAGCTTGTAGCATAACGTATTTAATTATATATAAATATACGTCCTGCTAAGGGCGTTTCCAAATTAGTCTTTAAGTAGTTCTTTTAGTCTACTTATTTGTTTGTTAACTGTATTTTCAAAGTAAAACAATTTTTTATTCATACTAGAACCAGCACCACTAGTAGATTCTATAAAATTAGGATCTGCATGTATTGTAATAAAATCAGTGCCCTCATCTACTTGTATAGCAGGATATCTACTAATACCAAAACGTTGAGTAAATTCTTGAAATACATCAGGATGAGTGATATCTGAAAAAATAAGAACTTCGAGTTTTTCATTATGTACTAGTTCATATTCTAATACTTCACATAATTGACATCCTTCACGTACTATTAATATAACTTTTTTATTCATATAAAAACTATCTTGAATTATCGCCCTGAATCAAACACCGGAGTGGCGATTTCATCAATTCCACCACCACCACTTTCTTCATACCAAAAAGGGGACAGATTTTCTCCTTCTGCTTGCTTCTTATTATATATATTAAAATAATAAAGTTCATCAAAAATATTACCATAATTCTGAGCATATTCAGAAGAGTTCCACAACGTATAAGCTGCTTTAATTGGATTTTTAGCGCTTTGATCTTTATTTCCTGTAACTAATGAAAGCCCCATCATATTACAATTCCTGCTTGAGTCCCAACTTACTGTAACGAGTGAACCATTTGTTTTTGAATTAGAAAAGTAATAAAAATGTTGCTCGGTGAGTTGGTTTGTTGCAAATGGAGGTCGGGTTTGTTTTGTTTTATAAAGAGTGGAATAAGGTTTTATTACATCAGCTGTATTATAAATAGCCTCATAAAGACTTTTATAATTCTCGAAAAAGATTCCTAGTCCATCCTCTCGTATCTCCTCTGCCCTAGTTATTTGATTTTTAACCTTTTGCCACTTATTAAAATAACCTCCATTTTGTGGTTGTAGATTTCTATCTGTCGTAACATATGTACTCCAAGACCATCTTATTGAATAAAAAACAGTATTATCAGGATTAGACGTTTTATTAAGTACCATTATTAATTGAGTAGGTTCATCTAAACCTCTAACCTCAATGTCTTCAGTAATTTTAAAGTATTGTTGCCCTTGAAAATCACTTCCTCTTGCATTAAAATCCTTATAATAATAAGTAGTTCTTGGCATTTAAATAATATTAATTAAGGACATCCAGAAAAAATGTAATATCTTTGATATGGATAACCTGAAGAAGGTGAACCAGAAGGTCCACGTCCTATAGCAACATCACTTCCTGGGCTGCCCCCACTATAAGGAGAAGCTCCCCAAGGAGAATAATTATAAAAATTATGGGAATTATTTCCATTAAATGCTGTTACTGTACCTGATTGGTTAAAAAATTGTTCTGAAGTATTGAAAGTAATAAAGGATGTATCAGCAACAATTGCCAAAGTTCCTAATGTATATGCAGAAAATGGAGTACTAAAGATAGTGTTTGTTAATGTTTGGTATAGAACTGTAGAGGTTTGGGGAGCATAATAAGTTTGAAATGTAAAGCGCTGTCCAGTTACTGAGTAAAAACTTTCAACAGTTTTAGGGTTACTAGAAGTACCCTTACACCCTTCAATTCTTACTTTCATATTATAAGTATCAGGAGTACCAGAATATACTTTAGTTACCGTGCCATAATATTCACCCTGATATTGGCTATTTCCCAACACCGACCAAGATCGAGTTCCTACTTGTGATCCTGAATGATTAGATAATAAATTTCTCCACTCAGTTGAATTAAAAGACATGTGTTATTAATAATTTACTATCAATAAATATGGTTATTTTTTAATTTTTTAGATTTTACTTGATAAGCAGATCCAACCCATTTAAGATGAGAATTATTAAAAGAATCAAGTTTTTCAGCGGATATTAATTGGGTTTTAATATTAATAGAATTATCATCTATTGGAAATAAATGTATTAAAGGATCACCACAATTTATATGAATTTCATATGATTCATTTTTAATAGGTAAAAACATATTAATTTCAGTTCCATGTTGAGTGTAAAAATCTATGAATCCTGGTACTATATGGATATTATTTTCTATTAATTGAGGATTCCACCAGTAGGCTCCATTCCAAAAAAATTTTCTATATCTATTAGTATTAAATATCCAGGGATTATGGATTTTCCAATGCGCCATGTTTGAAAGAAATCCTGCTCTTTGACTATATGGATGAAATGATCCTGCTAATTTTTGTCGATTTATTCTGTCTTCTTTTTGAATACTATCAACATATCCCTCTGGGCTAACAAATATTTTTATATCACACCATGCTTTAATAAGTATTCCTGTTGAATATAATCCTTGAATAGCAGGACAATGTTTTATAGAAGAAATATTTGATATAAAAGAAGAAAATATATTATTAGAATTTCTTTGAGAAGAAAAATAATGTGGTTTATAAGAAACCGTAGATGGGATTTCTTTCCACCAATTAGGAAGGCATTTTTTAGCTAATTCAATTCCTCCAAATTCATTAACAGAGGGATTATTAGTATAACAATGTAATATATTGTCTTGTTGATTAAATATATTTTTGATCTTATCGATTATCATCATGCTCAGTATTTACTAATGTTTGAACTTCCTCAAGTTTATCCTTAATTTGTTCAATTACTTGTTTAGCAGCATTTGAATCATTCATTGAAATGGCATGTCTTAAAACATTCAGAGTGTTAACCGCTTGGTCTAACTTATCCGAAACTAGTTGTTTGTAACGCATCGTATTTATTTTTTATTTTAATTACTAATTCACCTATTATTTCCCAGTGAATAACTTTTGGGTCTTCTAAAGGAGATTCAGTAACAAATACCCAATAAGGTGTTTTTGTTACTTTATCCATTATTGCTACTATAGGGTAATGATCAGTAAGATATTCTCGTTCAAGTATAGGTCCTAATCTATCATCTACAGAAATGTTACGAAACGGTACTTTTTTAGTTTTAAGTAAATTTTTTAATTCCATGCACGCACCGCAACCTTCTAAAGTAAAAGTCACCACCTCCACTACCCCTCTTCTCTCACCCCCTATTTCCCTTTTACCCCCCGTCATAAATATATAAATTTAATATTAAAATACCAAGTTTATTTATATCTCTGTATTAAAAAAGAATGTCATAAATAATCTTCCATCTTCAATTCCATTACCAAAATAATCAAGAGATTGATGCCATTGATTTGCTCTATACAAGATTAAACGATTAAATTGATTACCAACCATAGTATGCATTTCCCATTTAGTCATATCCCAAGAATCCAAATACATTAAATCTTTTAAATTTTGATTTACCTCTCCGTTATCAAAATATGGTTCTGTAGTCCAACCTGTTAATTTATGTTTAAATAATCCTGTGCCTGAGGAAACAGGAGCATTAGGTGTTAAATATAAAACACCGGCCCATGATGTTATATGATCAACATGAATCCAACTTCTATCTCTTGATGTTGTATATTGAAATGCCCCAGAATATTCTTCATCACCCCACCATGTTATATCCCCAGCAAATGGTCTTAATACATCAGCAATTTTTTGTTGCATAGTAGAAGTATAATCAGGTGGGGGAGAAAAAGGAACTAGTCCTAAAGGATAATCTGAATCTTTTAAAAATGAACGTGTGCGGTGTCCAGGATAGTTTCCATCAACATTAAAATCTTGTTTTAAAGCAAACTCTCTTAGTTCATGAGGTTTAGGATGAAAATTATCTATAACAAATACATTTACCATAAATTATTTTTTAGCTATTACAGTTGACCAATCATTAGGATCAAATTCCCATTTATAATTATTTAATTCAAGATATCTTCCTAAGAAAATATCATCATAGTGTTTATGTTCAATTTTTATCTCAGGTATTTCTATTTTAGATAAATCTATAGAAGCTAAAATATCAAAATCAGCACCTTCGGTATCTATCTTAAGTAAATCAATTTTAGGTATTTTAAAATAATCTATAAGCCAATTTAATGATATTGCAGGCACTACTTTAGTAGCAATGTCTCCATCATTATACTTACTTATTTTTCCACTTAATATATTTGTTCTGAATGGTTGTGTACTGCCCATCCCATGGAAATCTTTTTTTGCTTGTTCATCAAAACTAGCATAATGTTGTTCAGTAATATATGTTAAACTAACTGATGGCGTTTTATATAGTTGATGAGCAGTAACTGCTGCTTCTATTTTAGTTAAATTAGGATGATTAGGTATTTTATCTAAATATTCTCCAACAGGATCAATCATATATCCTGCCCACCCTTCATCTAATAAAGAATGAAGCGTATTAAAATAACAACAACCTATTTCAACAAATGTTTTCATGGAATTTTTTTATTGTATCTTTTATTTGTTTAGCATTAGATACTTTTTCAAATAATTCTAACTCAATATACAAAGGAATTACCTCATCATCAAACCATTTAATTATTTCTTCTGCTTGTTCTTTAGATAAATTTTTAATGTAATGGTGTTTAAGTGTTTTATCAAGCTTGATCACCTCAAGTAATGAATCAACAGCACTATCCATTATATCAGCTAAAGCAAGTTTAAATTCGTCTTCTAATTCTTCCACAACTATTATTTGATATAAATATATATAAAGCAAAAGCCCCTCACTAGGAGGGGTATTGCTAAATTAAAAATAAAGGAACGAAAATTATTTTTTAGGCATTTGAGGACGGAATCCAGGGCGATGTGGTTTATGCGCCATCATCATTTGTTTCCTTCTTTCCATTTCTAAATATTGTTGTTTAGACATTGTAATTATTACTTTATTACCTTTAATCTTCACTTTTGGTTGTTGATACATTCTTGAATGTAACATTTCAGGACGACGTGAAGGTAAATTATCTATATTTCTTGAGGGTAATTGCTGGCTAAATACTACTGAACTGAATAATATTAGGGCAATTGTAAATAATTTTTTCATGTTGTTTATTTTTTAGTTAGACACTTACTTATCGTTAAGGCTTAATCCTTCAAATTTAAGTAATGCGTTTGCTATATATATTTGCAGTTTAACTAAATCTTTCTTTGTTTCAATTTCAGCAATCATCTTTTTACGATCCGTTTCATTGATTTTACTTTCACTTAAGAAATCGAGGGCAATTGTTTTGGCTTGTTCGACGCTTGTTGCGCTAAAGACTTGTTCTGCAATTTTAGTTAATGTTGATTCTAGTTTCATTTCTTTAATTTAATGGTTTAATAATTGGATTAGGCGTTAACAGTGGCTTTATCTTCATTATATTCTTTCAATCTCTTCATTCCTTCACTGATCGCATCTAACAAACGATCTTTTCTCATACGATCAACAAACCACGTTTGACATTTTTTACCATCAGCCCAATTTTTATTTATCACATAACCTGAAACTTTATAGGTTTTACCACCTTTATTTACTTCCCAAGTCATATGACTAAATCTTTTGTTAGACCATTTATCTGCGCTTGCATAAAAGCTAGGCATATAATCAATATCCTCAGGTAATTCCATTTTACCTTTGTTAAGTATCTTGATTTTTTCTTGTTCACGCTGATTAGATTCAGCGTTATGAATTGCACTTTCAACTTCCCAAATCTGATGACTAATATTACCCATAATTTCTGAAGAAGTTTTCTGATAAAAATCAAATATTTCTAACAATTCATTAAATGGATTCAAATCCGACCCAGTCTTTTCGTTTTCCATATAATTTGATAACAAACCTAATATTTGAAGAATACTAAGATAATTGTTTTTATCTTCTTTATCAGTACGTGAACTAAACCAACTTAATTCAGGACGTTTTTCTTCACTACGCCAATTTGCATCGCGTTCAAGAGAAATTGTACTACCCCAACGTTCAGTATCGCATTTAAATTCAATACGACTACTACAAGGTTCAATAACCAATGTATCTTTAGCTTTTTGGCTGATAAATGGAACTGAATCAATGTATTGGGTTTTCCAATCATTAAATACTCGTTTTTGATAATCTTGAACCTTTTGAACACGTGTTGATTGTTCAGCTTTCAACTGTTCTAACTTGCTCTGTAGAGCTTCTTTTAAAATGTTTGACATAACCTTTATTTTAATTTTTAATTAATTACTTAATTTCCGTAAAGATACGCTGAATCTCTTAGGTAACCACAGAATTTTGCAGAAATCTTGCGAAGTTTTATAGAGCGTTAGTAATTAACGCCCTATAAATTTAACTAAAATGTGTAGTTTTTTTGACTAAGTTATGTAGAAATTATAGCGCGGCCATACAAATACCAGCTTCGGAATGTAATTTATATCCTTTTTCTTTTAGGTAATTGTATATAGTATCTTTTTCTTCTTGTGGTAAATTAAAATCTTCGAATATTATAAATCCTGGTAGGTACTTAATACTAATAGCCATAATAATTTTTGCATCTAATCCTTCAACATCTAAATGTAACCAATCTATTTCACCACCACATTGTGTTTCAATTAGTTGATTAATACTTGTTGATGTACGTTTAGTAGAGGATATGGGTTCTTTTTCCCAATAATCAATAACACGCTTAACAATTGTATTAGTATAACCTTTCCCTCCTTCCCAAAACTCAACCTCACTACCATCTGGGGTTATTAAATCAAATAATACTTTTATACCTGGTCGGCCAACATAATTTTTCCAAAGTTTATCATATTGGTTTTTACTACCCTCAACCAACACCATATCTGATAATACTTTAAGAGCAACAGGTACCCATTCACCAAATTCACCATCGTGTGTTCCAACAACTAGTCCTTTGGGTTTTTTATTTTTATTAGCTACTGATTTGCAGTATAAAATAAGTGATTGGTAAAATACAGATCCGTCTGTAATGGGTTCCCAATTGCGTTGATATACAAATTTACCTTTAGCATCATTAACAATTACATTATTAATTTCACTTTCAGGATATGTAGCCCACATCCCACTATTCATTTCCGTTTCCCAGAGTATTTCTTTAGATACTGCTCTTTGTATTTGTACTTCAAGAGGAAGTTGATCAGGTTGGAAAGCATATTCTAATTTACCTGTTTCAATTCTAATTCCATTATTAAAATCTACTTTTATCATAAATGTCTGTATATAAATTCATCAATGTTTGGAGACCATAAATCCATTGCCTCTGCTTTTATTTTTTCTTCATCCCAATTCCACCATTGTATTTGTAATAAACCATCAATTTGAGCTTGTGTAAATCTATATCTTACTACTTTACCTGGGTTACCAACCACAATAGCATATGGTGGAACATCTTTAGCTACTGTAGAAGTAGAACCAATAATAGCTCCATCACCAATAGTAACACCTGACATGATAGTAGATTTAGCCCCTATCCAAACATCATTTCCAACATTAATATTACCTTTACAAGTTGGGTGACCCATATTCATATGCCTTTCAGCTATTTCAGGAGTAACAGGGCCCCAAAGTTGAGATGTAGTTGTAATCCAGTCTGCTCTATGATTAGCGTGAAGAAAAAAATTACAATCTCTACCTATAGAGTTGTATTTACCTAATTTAACTATATACTGATCGCTCCAGGAAATTATATTAACGTTTCTATCAAAATAAGTTCCTTTATCTGCGTTCCATAAATGAATATTTTCTATCATAAAATAGTAAGGGTAGTATGTTTAGTATTTTTTATAATATTAGTTAAATCTATTTTTTCATTATCACATTCAATAAAAACATTTTTGATGTTAAACTTATTAAAACCTAAATTAAATATAGCATTATTTTTTACTTTAAAAATATAAATCTCATCTTCGATATATATATTAATAACCTCTTCTTCTTCTACATCAAAAAATAATAATCTAATAGGGGTTTGAGTTTCATCATTTTTCTCAACAAATATTTTATATTTTTTATTTTTTAAAGGAGATATATCAAAAAAATCTTTATTATGATAATAAAAAATTTCATCCGAAACAGGTATTTTTTCAATATCAAAAGGAAATATTTCATGTAAAGTATGTAACCATACAAAAGCATCACCTCCCTTTACATTTAAATAACTTTCTAAATTAATATATGAAATAAATTGAGATAAATTTTTTCTATCAAATATCATAAAATGTAATCCTACATCCCATATAGTTTTATCTCTTTTTGAAGGATAAACCACTTTTTCTCTTACAGAATTGAAACCATTAATAACATTTTTATCTATTACTAAATCATATATCATATGATAAAAATAATCATAATCAAGACCTAAAGCAATTTCACTTATTTTTTTTACCTGGTATAATCCAGCCCACCCATAATCTGCATATGTTTTAGTAATGCGAATTTTTTTATCATCATAGTTATTTTCTCTCCAAAAATACATAGCTTTAGTAGGCCAATCTAATACAGGATTATCTTTAGTAAATAAAAAATAATCACATTTTTTTATAATATATTCAGGTAAAGAAATAGGACTAACAACAAAAATATCTAGTCCTAAATTTTTAATAATATCTATATTTTTATTTAAGACAACAATTTTTTCTTCATTATCACAAAACGAACTAATTAATGCTATTTTCTTAGCTTTCATCTAAAACGATATTCTTTATTATAAAAATCTATTTCCTCTTACCACCGCCCAGCTTGAATCAGGATAAGATGATATTTTATAATCATTAGCAAAAAACTCATTTACTACTTCGTATACTTGAATATAAGGATTGTGATGATAATCATGTCCTGCTATCACACCACCTATTTTTACTTTAGGCAACCAAGCAGTAATATCTTTTTTTACATTTTCATAATCGTGAGCGGCGTCAATATAAACAAAATCAAGTGAATTATCTGAGAATTTAGTTGCGGCTTCTACACTTGATGATTTGTATTTAGTAATATTAATATAGTTTAACAATAGCTTATCAAATTGATCCTCAGCACTCTGAATTAACTCAGGTGTTTGAATTTCCCAGTATGGGTTCCATTCATCAACACAAATAATTTCTTTACAATGCAAGGCAAATAATTCACTACTAACCCCGGCGAATGAACCTACTTCAACCATCCGGGTACTATTAGTAATGAAATCATCAATTAACATTTTTAAACCAATAAGTCTATTGATTCTATTATCAGAAGATTGATAATACATTCTTGGTGCTTCTAACAATTCTGCAATTCTTTTTTCTTTATATGTCATAACGTTATTTCTTTTTACCGTATTTCTTTTCCATATATTCTATATACTTGTAAGTTTTATTACCATTATAAAACATCCAAGCAAAATAATAATCCCAAATCCATTCAATTTTTTTTCTTAATCCCATAACTTCATTTGTTGTGCCTTTGGTTTAGGCGGTTTAGGTGTTAATACCTTTCCGTTTAATAAAGCGTCTTCATATTCTTCCAAGGTAATACCCAACTGCTCAGCCACTTTCATTCTCTCGTTTTTAGCAAGTTGTTCGAAATCGGCTTGTGATAGGTATATTCCTTGAAATTTGCTGTTATGCATATGCATGTACTAAACTAAATAATTGTTTATTAATATCTATATCTTCCTTAACACTAACAATTCCGTTAATTAGATTACCTTGAGCATCAACTAACATTCCTGGTTTAGTAAGGTTTTCTTGAACGCGATTATAAATATTCCATAATTGATTACCTTCATCCTCAGGGCGATGTGATTTATTTAATTGATTAGGATTAATATCTGAACGTCCTACAAAACGCAATTTAAGAGCATCGCGTGTTAGTTTTTGTATTTGAGATATAGTAAGTTCTTTTTGTTTAAATTGAGCAAACGATTCCATTGCATCAGCTGCTAGTTCATTTATCTTACTCATTATAATAGGATAATGCTTAATGCCTTTGTTGTTATGAGGAATACTACCTACTTGCTCGCCATCAAAACGAACTAATCCGTTTGAGCAAACTTTTCGATACATTCCAAAATCGATATTCATTGCTTTCATTCCATTACATGAATTACCTACAAACAGATTAGCAATACCTTCAGTTTTACCTGATGTTGTTTTCATTTGTAAATCTGGATGTGACATTTTGATATGATGCGAATCAATTTTAAAACTAGATTTGTTTCTGTTTTCGCAAACACCTTCAAGTATCCATCCTTGTTTCATTAAATTTTTAACTGTATCAATCGTTTCGATGTACTTAGGTTTAGTACTAATACGTTGATTGTTTTTACGATATGATTCGCTTAATGTAGGAGCAAATACTAATGCTTTGTCAATGCTGTTGTTAACAGGAATGTAAGAATTTTTCATATAGAAATTTTTGATTAAATTAAAGTTAAGTAAATTAGTTTGTATAACAAAGATTATTTAGGGAAAAAGTAAAAAAATCCCGCTGTATAAACAGCGGGAGTAATTAAAATATAACAAACAAATTATTCATTAACATTTTCATATGCATAATGAATACTATCATTATGAATTGCAAAATGTACTTTAAAATCCTTATCGCAATCACGGTTTTTACTAAAATGAATTGTACGCTCTAAACCATCACGTGAACGATCAATATGCATCATAGCATCCATCATATGTTTCAAACGATTACTACCTACAAATTCTCCAGCTTTAGTTACTTGCTGAATATTAACAAATGTTGTATAATAGTTTTTCGGATTATCTCCTTTTTTATGTTTCGTTTGTAACTCAAGTAGCCATTTTTCAGCAGCGCTTTCAGTTGTGCGATATATAATTTTGTACGATTCGATTACCTCAGCAATAGAATCAATACATACAACATCATAACCTTCTTCAAATACGTGTTCCATTGTTTCTTTGAGTTGATGCTGATAGTTGTTTAGGAACAAAACAGGAACATGCTTAATTTTAGGTAAACGGCGACAATACTTGTAATAAGCAATTTCATCCATTTCAGCACTAACAAATAAACATTTGTAACCTTGCATAACAAGATTAGCCATCATATCAAGCGCAACTGTAGATTTACCTGAACCTGGACTACCAATGAGAATCATATTAGTAGCAGGCATAAGTCCACCTTCTGTACTTAATATAGTATCAAGTTCAGAATGCGTTTTCATTGGCTCAAAAATACTACTGTTAAAATACAAGTCATTACCGCGCATCGTTTTAATGATGGACGCATCGAATACTTGTTTTGCACTAACAACTTCTAATCCAGCGACTTGCTTGCGCGGACGACCTCTTTTACGTTTGTTCATACTTTAATTTTTAATTTCCGTAAAGATACGAACAATATTTTGGGTAACCAAATTTGTTTACAAATACTTTATAACGCGTTAATAATTAACGCTCTATAAATGGTAAAAAATTAATGTGTATAGTACGTTAGAAACTAACGCTCTATAAAGTCGCGTATTTTAGCACCGCATAATATATTAAAACTAATCCCTTTTATACTTTTTTTCTTTATATACTGCGTTGAGTATTTCTTCTCTACGTGTAACAGATGGTTTAGTATAAGCTTGTCGTGCACGTAATTCTTTAACAATACCCAATTTGTTATGTTTATTCTTGTATTGTTTAAGCGCTTGGTCTATGCTCTTATATTTTTGTACATCAACAATTATCATTTTTTATTTCGCTTTATTTTAATGCCAAATATGGTGTACCACTCTTTGTAGATGAATTTATCATTTATTTCATCATACATAGGTGCGTTTTCTAATTGAACAGAAATTATTAAACACCCAATCATTAAATATGCAAGAAAAATAATTATCATATTATTTCCAATCATAAAAATCTTGTAGTATATCTTGTTCACTCATTTCAGCGTACGGCTCATAACTATCGTAGCTAAATATGTCGTTAATATAATTACTAATTGTTTGTTCATCAACACCATTTGCCTCAAGAATATCTGTTATTTTATTGATAGCGTAATTTTCATTATACGCATCCTCTTGAGATGTGTCTTTTAGTTTAATTTTATGTTTACGAAAGGCGTAGCGTTTTAGATTAGCTGGGTTCATGTTGAGTATATTTTTTTCCTAATTGTTTAATAATTTTAATTGCATCTGTAGATGATATAGCAAACATTTCTCTATTCTCATTAACGCGGATAGCATCAAGATAAGAATGTATTTCTTGTTCTAATTCATATGAATTAAAACATTGAAATGAATAAACAGGAACCCAAGGTGTTGGTACACCAGTAGCACCAGATATTTCTTTAGCACGTTCATCTACATTACGTATTGTCATTCCTATTTTAACCATCCCAGGAATAGATTTATTTACTAATACATAAACAAATTCAGTTGGTTTTAAATTACCATCAGCATCAACAGGTGAATCTTGATAATATTTTACTTCTTCCCATCCTGCCCATCCCGGTTCGTTACAAGGAATAAGAGTAAACGCTGTTGCCTTACGACAAACCTCTTCAGAAGATAATTTATCAGGATCTAGCCATTTATAAAAATGGGATTGTTCAGGCGTTATGCGTTCGAATTTATTCATTTAACTCTAGGGAATTTATAGTTTGAAAAATTATAATCCTCCATTGCACGGCGTGTTTGTTCCATAGCATTAGGATTAGTTGCCAAACGAGATACTTTTAATTTTCTCATCCATTTAATAAACGCAGGGTCATTAAATGTTTTAGCACGTTCATTTTCAATTTGCTCAAAACGTTCAAATGTAATGTTATTTAACATATGCTTATTCATTTTTAGGGTTTACATGTATTAATACTCATAAGGATATAATTTAACTTCAGGACAAATAGGATTATCTTCCCAATCCATCCAAACACAATACTTATTTCCTTTATATTCATACAACCATTCTTGAGAACCATTTGATTGCATTTCATCATATTCATTTATATCACAAGGCCACCTATCAATTAAAGTACCTTCTTCTATAATTTCATTAGGTAAATAACCTTCATTTTGATTTTGTTTTTCCCACATTACATCATTTGGGTCTCTATCGTTATTGTATATCATAAATTATTATATTTTATTATCTATCTTGTTCAGTAAATCCAGCGCTGTCTGTTTTTGGGCCATTGTCAATAATTTCTTCAACTACAATCTCACCATTTACAAACCGACTAACACTGCAATATTCAATAGTATCTAATTTACTTACTTCATATTTTAGTTCGTTAAGTTGCTCTTCACTTTCAAGTGAACCACACTCTGTTGCAATTGATTCATATGACTTAATTCGATAGGCCGCATACGGGTGTTTTAGTTCCTTTATTTCCCAATCATCATCAGTTAATTCATTTAACTTTTTATTCCTATTCTTAATTGTAGCGCTGTAGTGATATCCACAATTAGCACAGTTGATATATTCTTCGCCTGTCTTGTAATAGAAATCAGACGTTGCTTCTGTTTTACAATTAGGACATTCTATGTAATCTATAACTGAACCCATATGTTTTAATTTTTATTTGTTTTTAATTACTCTTTGCTTTTGACTTTTTTTAATTTTTTTATACGTATATATTATTTAGCCGTTTTAACTAATGGTGTACAAATATTGATTAACATTTCTTCAGTAGCATCATCAACCTCACCCCCAGCTACATCTTCAACTTCAAATTCATTAGTAAAGTAATCATCAAATGATTCATTCCAACGAACAATATACTCCTTACCTTTATAACTTAAAGTAAAAACATTAGTTGTATAGGTAGAATGATCTTCAACCTCAGGATATTCTACTACAGGCAAAGCAACAGGTGCTTCGTAGTGTTGTTTTAGGAAATTAAGTAGAGGTTGGTGCTCTTGATCCCACTCATTAAAGTGATTATAGTGGCTCAACATAGTTTTCTTGTAATTATCAATAACCATATCCCAATCATCTTTAACATTATTTAAAGCTAAAGAGAGTTCAACTAAAGCGGCATCAGTAACGTTTTTATTTGCACCACCAATATGCCATTCAATGATTTCGTCTTTACCTAATACACGGTATTCTTTATAGTCATAAACAGTAAATACATCTCCACTGTTTAATTCCATTACCCATTCAAAGTTAATTTTGTTGGCGCCTTCATTATCATCATACTGTGGTGTACCTAATACTTTGGTAAGTTTGTTTACTGTGGTATTAATCACACTATCGTGAAATGATGTACCAACGGGAGATTTAAATGTTGCTTTCATATAACCTTTATTTTGTTTTTATTTAATTAAATTTACGATTGTTTCTTTGGGCGACCACGTTTGCCTCCTTTTTTAACATACACTGTTGATTTTCTAAGTGCTGGATCCATTTTTGGTCTGCCACGTTTACCTCCTGTTGGGACATAAACTTTGGGTGCTTGTAGCATATTAGGGTCTTTGCGGGGACGTCCTCGTTTACCACCTGTAGGAACATACACTTTTGGTTGTTGCAACTGAGACGGATCTTTACGTGGACGACCGCGCTTACCAGTACCCTTA